TAGAGGCCAAATCTGTGCCTGTGACTTTGTAGTTCATCAGAAACCCACTCCGTTTGCGCTAGGCAATGAAGAAGAAGCGTTCACATCGGAGATCTGCTTGATCGCTTGGTTGATGTTCTGCTTCAGCTGACCGACCTGAATCTCATCGTATCTGTCAGCCAATACGTTAAAAGTCATCGAGCATATCCGTGCCGTGGTGTTGACTTGGTAATTGTCATTGATGACTTTTACCTTATCACCTAATTGCATGATCATCACATTCCCCTTTATGATTTCATCGAATTGGTTGAATGCGATTTTTGTATTGATTGCCGGATAGCCTAATGATTTCACATCCGCCAAAGCAATCGCTTCAAGGTCGCCAACTGTCGGCTTGTCATCGAACTCATCGGTATAGTCCTTTGCAATCGTCTTGTGATACTTGAACAGATCGGCATAGTCGGAATACTGAATAGAACCCTGAACGAGTCCACCGCCATCGGAATACCAATACGGAAGAATGCCTGTGATCGTTTCGGTGAACGAGAACTCTTCTTCCATTTCAAATGAAGTCATGTTCTGCCCATAGACAACCTGCACTCCGTTGTTTCTGCCCCTTGTCTTTACAAGTTCGATATCCAAATTGTTGAAGATGTACTCACCGCCGTAGATATCAAGTAAAGACCCTTCCTCGCCGCCCAGGATATCCCTCAACGATCGAGGCGTTTCCGTCTTGTAGTTCTTGTTCGATGCCCTCGCTGTGTGAAGCGCAAAAGGATTCGTTTCCAGCACGTTTGCATTTATCGATGTAATTGCACTCTGCAAGTCACTAGCACTCACAGGAGCGACAGGAATGAGTTTGGCACGATGCTGTGCGATATGTGTCGCATAAATACTCACAACATTGTCGATCGGTTTGGAAATCGATTCAATGACAAATGCCTGATTCGGATCCGTGAGGTTCGGTCTTGCGACAATTATCTTTCCGATCGTAATGTTCTGGAAGTTCGGATCGTCTGTGAGGATCTCCATGTTCAGTTCATAGACCCCTGTCGACCCTAGTTCCTGTGTGACTTCACACGATACGCACCGAGTCAAAGCACCATATCCCATGCCGTCAAATGTGAGTGCATCGCTTTGGAATAAGTAAGGAATCATAGACCCCACCAATCTGCCGTAATGCGGCCCATCCCAATGGTATTGTTTTTGAAGACCAACCCTTCAACCTTGCTGATTCCTACAGAAGGAATCGCCCCGGAGATCTCCATGAAACTGTCAAAAGGAAGATCAGGCTTTCCAGAACGGACAATGAATGCCGAATTGTTCCTCATATCTATTGATACATCGAACGTATATATGCCGCTTTCATCATATGCGTATTCATTTAATATCGTTGACCGCATTTCTGCCGTCATCAGATCGGTTCGCCACACAATGATGCAATCCCCTAATTCTTCAGTTCCGTTGTAGTATTTCAGCACCAAAGCATTTGGATAGAACTCACCATCGACAGGTTCAACACCATAGCTGACCTCGACTTTCATCGTTGCTCCCACAGCATCAGCATTGCTTACTGTGCTTGTAGCACTTGCCAATGAAGGTGTAGTGATCGTTGTGGAATCGAACTGAACTGTGTACGTTCCGTTCGTTCGGACGGGAACAATGAACCAGATCCATCCGTTTTTTGTTGATGTTGCAGAATAGGATGACAGCGATGTGTTCGTGTATGCAAGAACCTCTAAACAATCCGCTTCCTCGTTCGGGAAACTATTCCCAACGGCGACCGCAACAAAGGTGTTTCCCTCGCTCCATGAAGCTGAAAGCGTAATGCTCCCGGCTGAAACGGATGTTGATTTGCCGATTACAAAGAACGATGTATCGCTAGGAATGTAGGCTTCGGGAATGCCGTCAAGCACTTTCTTGATGAAGCCATTGTTTCTTGTAAGAATACACCTAATATCGCTGAACAAGGCACCGCTGATAGTCTGTGCCTGTGTTGTGTAATACTTCTGCGGTTGACATGAGAAATACAATTCAAATGTCGCCGTTCGATACATATTGAACGGATTGACATTGAACTCCTGTGCAAGATAACCATATTGATACACACCCGGTTCGTAATCCGAAGCGATCTTGACATATCCGGGGTTTGAATAAAGCAATCTTTTGATTGCTGCAAGTCCCGATGAAACATTCAATCGACTTGGAATATGGCAGGTGAATTTCCTTACAACATTATTGAGCCGGTTGTTGTACTGAAGAAGCGTTCCGTCTCGCCCCGGCACCTGATATTCCGTGTAGTCAAAAGAAGGCGCATTCAGTACTGTGTCGCTGGATATGTAGATTCCATATTGAGCAATGGAAACATCATTGATATAAAGTTTTTTCATCGCCATAGAATTACCACCTTTGATTATTCCTTCTGATCGTTGTTGTAAGTTTGTCCATCACGATTTCCGCCAATTCATTGGCTGAAACGTTTCCGCCATTGACCACCATGTTCACAGTAGTTCCCTGACTTGCATTTCGGATCATGTCATAAAGCGAATTCGCACCGATTATCACCTCGGCACCTGCTTCCCCTGCTCCCAACAGTTTCCCATTGGATGCTCCGAAGATGGTCGGCTGGTCGAGAATCATGCCGTTCTTCATCGCCTTTGAATACCATTCGACTTCTATCTTCGGCAGACCTAAAGGACCTGTGTTTCCAGAATTGAAGAAGTGAGGAAGTTCGATCTTTGGAAGTTCCCACTTGAAATCGAAGAGATTTTTCAGTTTATCGACTTGCTTTGAAATGAAATCTGTGATGGCTTGGAATTTCTCTTTTGCTCCGTTGTAGAGACTTGTGGCGGCATCAACTACCGCATTCTTGATCCCTGTCCAATTGTCTTTTGTTCTCTGCCAGAGCATCTTCCCTGTTTCAGCAATCGTGTTCCAATTCTTGTAGATGGCGACACCTGCTGCAATTGCTGCTGCAATGGCGACAGTAAGCGGTCCACCAAGCACACCGACAACCGCACCGATTGCGCTCACCACAGTTCCCAACACAGAAATGACTTTTCCGGCAATCACTAATGCAGGACCGATGGCAGCAACAAGCGCTGCGATCTCCAAGATGGTTTCCTGCTGCGATTCGTCCAGATTGGAGAACCAATCAACAACATCCTGTATTTTGGCAATGACTTTCTGGATGATCGGCATTGCCGACTTGGTGATCGCACCCAGAAGAGCCTTGACCGATGATTTGAGCTTGTTGACAGAACCATTCAAGGTTTCGCTCTGTGCTTCCATCGCTCCGTAATACTTTCCGCCTTCCTGTGAAGCAAGTGCGAAAGCTTTGGATAATTGCTCATAAGTGACATCCATTTCCTTGACCTGTTTAACAGATTTCCCTGTCGCTTCAGCCAGAAGGCCATAAATGTTGATTCCGGCATTTGCAAACTGTTTGATGTCCTGTGATGATGCCTTGCCGACATTCTGGATCTGTTGGAGATTCATTACCATTCGGTCAAGTTCATCATTTCCGCCGCCGGTTGCTGCGATCGCATTCCCTAAATCGAGGATAGTCTTTCTTGCATCATCGGCTGATACCCCGGCAGAAATGAGATACTGATTCGCTTTGATAAGAGTCTGCACATCGAATGGAGATTTTGATGCATCAGCCTGAATCTGCGAAATGACCCGATCGGCTTCTTCAGCCGACCCTGTCAATGTTGTGAACAGGACCTGCAACTGTTCCAATTCTGCGTTGTAGGTGACACCCAATGTGCCGACCGCAAGGATGGGAGCGGTCAGTTTCATCGACAGATCCTTGCCGATGTTCTGCATCTTGTCGCCGACATCCTTCATCGCCTCACCGGCTGCTTTCAATTGCTGTTTAGCGACAGAACCGAAATCCTGGTATTCCTTTTTAAGGGATTTCAGTTTCCCTTCCGTGTCGATGATTTCTCGCTTCAAGGCTTCCTGCTGTGCTTTCGCTTCAGGTGTTCCCTCTTTGCCTAGTTCCTTGTAGGCATCATTGAGAATGCGAAGCCTTTCCTTCGTTTCTTCGATAGACTTCTTGAGATTCTCCTGTTTCTGCACCAACAGTTCGGTGTTACCGGGATTCAGCTTTAGAAGTTTGTTGATGTCCTTTAACGCATATTGCGTATTGGAAAGAGCGGAATCGACTTGCTTTAAGCTGTTCTGTAATTTGGTAGTATCGCCACCGATCTCAATGATTATCCCACGGATCTTACCGCCTTGTCTTGCCATCTTGCTCCTTCCTAGAATCTATCCATGTCCTCTTGATTTGCGAGGACTTTCCAATCATATTCATCGTTCTGTTTTTCCGTAAACATATCGTTTACCATGCCGACAGTAAGGTCATCAAGGTCATCCATCGACAGACCTATTTCGGTACAACGTAAAAGAAACAGAGCGGTTGTCAGTTTCCGCTCTGTCCTTCTGCTTTTTTTTTAGGTTTTTCAAGTTCGACCATATTCAGACCCCACAGTTCAATGATCTGCGGAAGTATGAGATATATGTCGAACATTTCAAACTGATCCAGCCATTCGTCAGGATTCTCTGGAATCGTGTTGTCATATTGCCATGCCATGATGTAGGCAATATCCATAAAGCACTCAAGGTCTTCAATTCCCAATTCCTCGGCATTCACCTTCGGAATCAGTTTTTGAATATCCTTGAAGAGATCCCGGTTGAATTTCTGTCTGTATCGTTTGGTTGTGGAAGCGGTCGCTTTGAAGCCGACCTCTTTGCCACTAATGTTTAGGACTTTCTGCATATGTCCCCCTTCTTTCTAGCTTAACGGTGTAGGTTCTACAACGGCATCAAACCATGTAGCATATGAAGAAGAAGTCGATGCCGTATAAGGACATCTTGCCTTGACAACTTCATCGCTGATTCTAGGCATAGCCGTGATGGTTACTTTCTCGGTCTGCGGTTCGATGCTTTCTTCTTTTGTAGTCCCGGCAACGGAAGGTCTGCTGGCAACGCAACGATACAAAGCGTGTCTCGTTGCAGATTCATCACCTTCAAATTGGAACAGCAAAGCAAATTCCGCCTGTTTGTCGGAAGATCTCTCGACATAAGACCCATTTGCATCCAAAGTTTCGCCCAGGATGTCCGTTCTGAAGGATTCAGGAAGCAAAGCGACTTCCAGATCTCCCTGGTAGCCGTTGTTCGCATCGCCTGACCAATAGACGATATTGTCGGCATACCATTTGGTATTTTCGCCCTGCTGATCCAGGCTTAAAGAGCGAGCGCCCGGAATTGCGACAGGTGTCGCATAGGTCAGCGTGCCGGTGCCGTCATCCGTAGCCTTCGCATAGTAGACTTTAGAAACGCCGTACTTGATTTTATTCGCCATTATTTTCTCCTATTTCTGTGATGACCTCGCACACATATGTGATCTGATACAGATGTTCATTTCTTATGTATGCTTCGGTTTTTTCATAAAAAATGCCGTTCTCTTCAAGGACGGCTTCAACACTTGCTTCCGTCTGGAAGTCTTTTTCACTTGTGTATAATTCCAAGTTAAGTACATCGATGCTGACATAGTTTTTATTGTCTGCACCGAAGTCATTGTTTTGCGGATAATTGAACACAATATAAGGCGGTTGAGGTGCGATGTTGTTCGGAAAGAAATCGTAGGTATAGTCCAGGCCGATAGAAGCGATCATGTCTGCAATCTGCTTGTAGGTCATAGACTTTCTATTCCTTTCTCCACTTTGCGTATAACGGATTCCTGGGCCTTCTCGTTGATCGGTGCGATATGAGGATATGCTGATACCCTTTCGCCTGTTTTCCTTCCCCAGAGGACTTTGGAATGCCCTGATTCCAAAAGGTGCGTGAGTCTGTAATGATTCTCATTGTAGACTGTGCTTGTTTTGGAATATCGTGATGTCATTTTCTCTTCGGAAGTCCATGACCTTGAATAGGCACCTGTTGGATTCCCTTTGGGAGAAAAATCGCTCACAGCATGGAGATCGGAAACGGCTTCGCTTGTAGTGTCTGTGATCGCATCATCCAGAACCTCGAAGACCTCATCGCCGTATTCCTTCAGCAATTCTTCGACAGCTGAAGATAAATCAACCGGCTTGATCGTTTTCCGCCGTGCCATCGTTCCCCTTTTTCAGTTCCACATAAAGTTCTATCTCGTCAACAGATTTGTTGAAGGTGCGATAGATCGTATATGAAACTCCGTTGTATTCTATGATTTTTTCGCCGAGGTAGTCGAATTGGAACATCGTGAATCTGTATTGAGGATTCAATCCGTTCCTTCCGCCTTCAAACCATTCCTGACTATTTACCGATGAGACTTTGACAAATACTTTCCTTTTCTGTGTGCTTCTTCGCTGAACCCCGGTGTTGTCCTGTGTCCAGCTTTCGCTCACAAGATAGGCAACGTCTGACTTATTCATTTCAGCCAATCGGTGTATCCTGTCGCCATCTGCATCTGTGCCTTCTGCTCGTCATAGGATGCTTTGAGACGGTCATATTCGCCATCGGAAGCATCGCCGAAATTTGCTTTACAGTAAGTAATGATTGCACGAATCAGTAAAGCGTTCGTGGTGTCATCCTCTGTAACCCCGGCGATTCCCAAATCAAGCAGACAGGCATTGATCAGGTCGGTTATCTCGGCATCAAAATCATCGGTGACGATCCGCAGCGCCACCTTTACTTTTGACAGAATTGTGTTCATAAAAACTCCTATTTCTTGCGAGTAGTTCTCTTGACTTTCTCTTCGGGGATCTCCCTTGTTTCCTTCTCGATCTCTACAAGACCAAGAAGCTGAAGCCTTTCATATTCCGCTTCGCTTACTTCGATTTCCCCCGGAAGGCATTTGACCATCGCAGGTTTATTCAGTTTGACTTTCATTTTTTGCCCTCGTGAATTGCTGATAGAAACTCTTGTCAACAACGTAGTGTGCGACATGACCAAGAGGAATGCTCGGATCTGCGATTATGTTGTAGCCGCATTGCCTTGCTCTCCAGCAGAAAGATAAATCTTCACCGACCCCATTGATCGGTGCGAACATATCCCCGAATTTCGCCATGACATCCATGAAGACGGAAGTCGGTGTGAGAACACAACCGAAACCGCATCCTTTGACTTCAAAGCATTCATCAGGGATACTCTCATATCCTTCCCATTTGCATCCCTTGTCATCGATTTCAAGTTTTGAATAGAGGACAGGCTTAAACGGCGCAACCCTTCGGTAATATACCCCGGTGATGATGTCACCCTTTTCCCTGTCCTCTAGTAATTTCTTCAACACATCGTTTGGAAATATCATGTCGCTGTCCAGCCAAAGCACATAATCCACCCCTTTCTGGACAGCCATAGAAGCCAGATTGTTCCGTGAGGTGTAGATGAGCGAACCCATCTGGAACGCAATGGCACAGTCTTCAACCTTGGTGAGAACCGCCAGAGATTGAGCGAATTGTGATGGAACAGAGTCCATGCAAGGTACAGCGATTAAGATTTTCATGGTATTTCCCTTTCTGGTTGGAATTGATTATTTCTTGATCTTAACGAAAGCGTTCGGAGCAACAGGTGCGATAGCAACGAACCTTCTGCCCAGGACTTCGATCAGATCCTGCTTCTTGAGCGACAGTTCATCGAACTTGAATTCGATTTCATCGCCGTTCGGGAAGTTAGCAAGTGCGCCTTCGCCCAGGTCGCCAACGATAGCATAGGTGTCGCCCGTAGAAGCGGCAGCGTAAGCCTTCATGCTGTTGTTGAACAGAACCGGCAGACCCTCGAACGGATCAGCATCGAACGTGCCAGCGTACTGAACAGCCTTGAATGCGCCCCAGGTAGCCTTGTTCATGATGACAACAGGATTAGCAGCTTCATCGCTCAACTGTGCCATAGCAGCCGCAACAGTACCCTGACCGATCGTAGCAGCCGTCAAAGCCGGAACACCAACGGAAGTAGTAGTCGAAACAGTTCCACACGCTTCAATCTTTGCGATCAGCTGATCAGCGCATTTCTTTGCGATTCTGTAAGCAAGTTCGTCATAGATGTAGCGCAGGAAGTCTTCGCCACGCAGATCGTATGCTTCATCAGAGATCTGGACAACTTTCTTGATGCTCTGCGGAATCATCGTCACAGTTCCAAGAACCAGATTTTCCGGGCTGATAGCGTTACCGCCTTCGGTGTGTACAATTGCATCATCGCCAGAGATTTCAAAACCGACCTTGACATTGCCCTTCAGGTAGGATTTGCGGACAAGAGACATGATGCCTTCTTTTTCCCAAGCGGTCTTGACGATGTCATAGACAAATTCAGGAACGGCAACAGTTCCGCTTACGTTCTCGGTCAGCAATGCTCTGCATTCTGCATCTTTGCCTGTTTTGATGTAATCAGCATAGGCATCGATGTATTCTTTCGTGTTTCTGATTTCCATATCAGTCATTTTTCTCTCCTCTACTTTTTCGATTTCAACAGCCGTTTTCAAAACTTCTTCGGCTTCCTTTTTTCTCAATTCCACTTCCTCTTCGATCTGCGCTTTTCTTTCTTCAAGTGCCTTGACCTCTTCGGCAAGTGCATCGAGATCTGCATTTTCGTCCTTGACTTCTTCTTCGATCTCAAGAGATCTCTTTTCGATGTCGGACATCTGCATTTCTTTAATTTCCATTTGTTTCTCCTTTAAGTGCCTTCAAGCGTTCCGCAAGATTCTCCTTCTTTTCTGCGATGATTCTCTGCTCTTCCTCAAGGCGAAGTCTCTCCGCTTCGATCTCATCGATTGCTCCATCGATGTGACTTCTTGCAGAAATCACAGTAAAATCATTCGCCGGTATGCTTACCGCACTGACATCAAAGACCTTTGAGACTCTTTTTATCGTTCTCAAATAGTCTTTCCCCTCTGCTTTGATGTCATCGTCAGCGACGGTGAAACCAAAGGACATTTTGTTTATGTATCCGCCTTTTATTTCTTCAAAAAGGTTTTTACCATTCGTTGTTCCGCCTAAAAATGCGGTGACCTTCAAACCATGTTCATCGACATCAAGTTTCATGGTGTCATTCGACATCCTTGCATAGACAGTTCCTTCATGATTTAGCTGAAAAATGGTGTCGCTCATGTCGGCATTTAAAAAGGCATCTTTCGATACCTGTTCCCTTACTTCGCCACCGTTTTCCGTATTGTACAGATGATACGGCTGATCGAACGTGGTTGCATATCCCTCAACCATCCAATCCGTTTCGGTTGGTTGGCTGACTTCAAGAACCATGTTTCGGTATTCTCTGCCGTCATTCAGTTTCTTCTGCATTTTCTCCGTCAGTTCCATCTTCGTTCACCACCTTTTCTTCAACAGGTTTATATTCACCTCTAATGAAAGCAACATCGCCATCAGGCAATGGTGCGTAATTGAATAATTCTCTTATCTCGTTTATCGTCAGGATCCCACGATCTCCCAATTCCTTCGCCACAGTAACTTTGGCGGTCTGTGACATATATTGGAGTCTGTTTGCATTGACATACACATGGTTGCCGAAACTCCGCTCTCTGTCCGTATAAATGGCTTTAGAAAGCGATTCGCTTAAAGCGATGGCGAACGGCTCGACCGCAGAATTGAAGAATGCATCCAGCTGGTCGCTTTCCGCCTTGCCCTGGATGATTTCCTCGTTCACACCGAAGTAATCGTAGACATTTTTCTGGATCAGCTTCATCTGATCGGTGTCTACTCTGTATGCACTATCGGTGACCTGTTTGATGTCGCTGTAAGTATTCGGGAACAGAAGCAATCCGCCATTCTCTCCGCTCAAGTTCTCTCTGGTGAATCTCGCACGTTCTTCGGCAAGGTCTTCAGGTGCGGTGAAATTGTTCACCTTTGCGATGAAACGATAAGAAGCGGAATTCTTGACCGCTTCCTTGATGCCCTGGTCTTGAATGGCGATGAGATCCATCGTGTTGTTCAATGCTCTGTTTGAATCGCCGTAGAAATCGCTCTGGAATTGGTGCTTGTTCATGTAGGCACATCTGTCGAACTCTACGATTCCGCTTTGATGATTTCGGAATGTGTAGCGAAGCCACATCTTGCCGTTCTTGTCTTCAAGAAGTTTCACACGATCAGGAAGGACCGGGAAAAAGCCGATCGTTTCAAGATATTTATCCTGAACCGGCACGATGAATAGGTTGTTTGTGCAATCCAAAATCGTTGAACACCTTGCCAAGAACTGTGGCCATGTCATCCAATCATTCGGCTTATGTTTGATTTTTGATTTCAAATACGGCTGCGCTTCGCCCTGCATTTCAACTTTCAATTTTGAAATGTGCCTTGCCTTCGCTTCGATCGCCGACCTTACCAAAGCCGATTCGTAGATAGAACCCCTGTAATCGTGAAAAATAGGCTCGTAAGCCGTCAACAGCTTGAAGTTCTCTGTGTTTGCAAGTTTGACAGGTTCTTCTTTAGGGAATAACCAATCCATCAAGCCCATTTTTTATCTCCTTTCGTTCGACAATTGTTTGCCGATCTCGTTCCAATGCTTCTGCCGCACGGTCATCGCATCGAGAAAAGATGCCATGCCATCGATATGCGCTCTCTGTTCGATCTTTATCAACGATTTCCTTCCGTTTTCTGTGTTCAGCTTTAAAGCGGAATTGTAGAAATGCAATTTAAGAAGATCGTTCGTGCCAATGCGGATGTTTCCGTCTTTCAACATCCCTTCGGTTTCTTCGATTACTCCAGAAAGGTTGTAACCTTGGAAAACATCGTCACAATGAAAACCATAGTTTTGTAATTCATTCACCAATTGCAAAGCGGAGTATCTATCATATCCGATCTGCAAAATATAGATCTTGTATTTCTCTATCAGTTCCTTGCACCATTCAAAGACATCCTGATAGTCTACAAAATTCTCGCCGGAAGGATAAAGAAAACCCTTCTGTCTGTAAATGTCATAAGGAACGGATTCCCTCTGTTGTGCTTCTTCGACCTTGTTCGCTGGTAGATAGAAACGTGCGAACGTGTAGATCTTCCCATCACGCTGGATCAGCAATGTCGCAGCCGTCAGGTCTGTTGTCCTTGAGAGGTCTATGCCCATGACCGCATAACAGCCTTGGAAGTCTTCCAGTTTGTATTCATCGCCATAGCATCCTTCAACTGTTTCGCTTGAAAGCCATGCGACAGAACTGTTCTGTTTTATGTTGCAGTACTTTGTAAGAAACTCTGCTTTCTTTGACAGAGAACCTTCTGCGATTGCGATTTCCTCAAGGAAGTAATCGACACCGACAGAAACACCAAGATTCGGATTCGCCTTCCGTATCTCGTTTATATCGTTCCACTTGTTCACGTCATCGATCTGGTAGATGACAGGAAGGAAACGCTTTTCCTTCGATTCGCCTTTAAGCAAACGTGTTGCCCTTGCGAACAGTTCGTCATAGATTCCGTCATTGACATATCCGGCGGTAGAGATAGAGAACAGTATCGGTTCTTCTCTCGCACCCATGCCAGACTTTAGAACATCGTACTGTCTCAACCCAGGCGCCGCATCCCATGAACTGACCTCATCTGCGGTGCAGAGTGAAAAGTTCAGACCATCGCTTTTTTTAACAGAAAAGGCGATCTTCTTCACCATCGCATTCGTTCCGGGAATGTATAGATCGGTCTGCCGATGTTTCTCCATTGTCGGATCTTCTACGTTGATTCTCCGTTTTGAAGAATCACGCTCCATCGACTTGGTCTTCTTCTCCTGCCATTCGGGATCCAGCGTAGTCATGACCCAAACATTGGAATAGACAAGATCCGCCTGGTCAAGTTTCGGTGCGATGTTGTAGACTTTAGTGCCGAACCCTTCCGTGACCCAGATGTATCGTGCGATGGCTGAAGCAAGTAGGGACTTGCCGTTCTTTCTTGCCACCACAAGGAACACCTCTCGGAACTGGCGAAGACCGTTTTCATCAACGATGCCGAACATCGCAGATATTAAGGCTTTCTGCCACAGTTCCAAGATGAAAGGCTGCATCGCAAGTTTGCCTTCGGTGTGAAAGCAATGCTTTTCTATCCATTCGATAGCGTTTGTTGCTTTCTTCTGATCGAAATAAAAGGACTTCTGTTCAAGTCCTTCGACAATGTGCTGGTAGATCTGCCGGATGTAGTCATTTACTGTGATGCTTCCGTCCATGATTGCCTGATAATAGGCAAAAATGAAATTGTCGGAAGATCTCTTCGCATCTTTGTTTTTGTTCATAAATTCTGCAAAATGTTTTTCTAAAGTA